ATTGTGAGATATTACGTTGAGAAAGGACAAAATACTCTGATAGTCGTTCCGACGACATCCCTTGTAGAGCAGATGTATAAAGACTTTGCAGATTATGGATGGGATGTGGGTTCATACTGCCACAAAATATATGCTGGAAAAGAAAGAGAAACAGACTCTCAGGTGATCATTACAACCTGGCAGTCCATCTACAAACTTCCTCGTCAATATTTCTCAAGATTTAATGTGGTTGTAGGAGATGAGGCACACCAGTTCAAGTCTAAGTCATTAGTATCTATAATGACAAAACTTTCTGATGCAAAATATCGTTTTGGATTTACTGGTACATTAGATGGTTCACAAACTCACAAGTGGGTTCTAGAAGGTTTATTCGGTCCTTCTTATAAGATTATCCGTACTGATGAGTTGATGCAGAAGGGTCATGTTGCAAAACTCGATATTAACATCCTTTTACTGAAACATCCACCCAATAAATTTGAAACTTTTGAAGATGAAGTTCAATATATCATCAATCACGAAAAACGCAATAAGTTTATTCGCAATCTTGCTCTTGATCTTAAAGGGAATACTTTAATTCTATTCTCCAGAGTCGAAGGTCATGGTCAACCTTTGTACGATCTCATAAATAATAGCAAATCTGATCATCGACACGTTTTTTTCGTTCATGGTGGAGTGGATACCGAAGATAGAGAAAAAGTTAGAGAAATTACTGAAAAAGAAAATGATGCGATCATTGTGGCGTCATACGGAACGTTTAGTACAGGAATTAACATTAAGAATTTACATAACGTTATTTTTGCTTCACCTTCAAAGTCTAGAATCCGTAATTTACAATCAATCGGAAGAGTACTGCGAAAAGGTAACAACAAAGTAAAAGCAACTTTATATGATATTGCCGATGATATCAGTTATAAATCAAGAAAAAATTATACTCTTAATCATTTAATTGAAAGAATAAAAATTTATAATGAAGAAAATTTTAATTACGATATTGTAAACATACCGATTAAAAACTAATGGGAGATGAATTTTACGCAATAATAAAATTAGTTTCTGGTGAAGAAATTTTATCTTTAATAATGGTGGACGAAAACGATGGAGATCCTCTCATAGTATTACAAAACCCAATTGTAATAAAATTATTGAGTAATAATGGAGAAACTTACGTAAAAGTAAAACCTTGGATAGAATTAACCTCAGAAAGTATATTTTTCATAAAATTAGATAAGGTTATAACTATGACTGAAACAACAGATGAAAAGATAATATCAATTTATGAAAATTATATTAATGAAGATGAAACAGAATTTAATACTAATGGTAATAAAATTAAGTTATCTAAAAAAATGGGATATGTTTCATCTGTTGAAGAAGCTAGAAAGAAGCTAGAAGAAATTTATAATGATATTAAAGAAAGCTAAATCTCATCCTTCAACCCTAACAAAGGTATTCTACTGGTATTTTTAACTGCTGTCAAGTCTAGGAATAATATGGTAATCTGTGTTATAATATAAAAATATTTTATTGTATTAAATTCCAATGCTATGCCAAAGAAAAAATCAGAACATTATGTAAACAATAAGGATTTATTAGAAGCATTAATTGTTTACAGGGAAAAGGTAGAATTGGATTTTTTGAGTAAAAATTCTAGGAGACCGACTAAAGAAGACCGATCAAAGCATTGGCAAGGAAAACCTCCTATTCCAAATTATCTTGGAGATTGCTTTTTAAAAATCGCAACTCACTTGTCGTATAAACCTAATTTTGTCAATTACATGTTTAGGGAAGATATGATATCTGATGGCATTGAAAATTGTGTACAGTATATTCATAATTTTGATCCCGAAAAAAGCACCAACCCATTTGCATATTTTACTCAAATTATTCACTATGCTTTTTTGAGGAGAATTCAAAAAGAAAAGAAGCAACTAGAAATAAAGAATAAAATTATTGAAAGAAGTGGATTTGATGAGGTGATGATGGTTGATGATGGCTTGCTTTTTGGAAGCAGTAGCGACTATAATACGATCAAGGACAATATTCAATACAGAAACCGATGAAGGTTGCTATCATTACTGATACTCATTATGGTGCTAGAAAGGGTTCAAAATATCTTCATGATTATTTTGAACTTTTCTATAAAAACGTTTTCTTTCCAGCATTAAAAGAACACAACATAGAAGCAGTCATTCATATGGGTGATGCCTTTGATAGTCGCAAGTCAATTGATTATCAAAGTCTTGAATGGGCAAAGCGTGTGGTTTTTGAACCTCTTAAAAAATATGATGTTCACATGATTATTGGTAATCATGATACTTATTATAAAAACACTAATAGTGTAAACTCTCCAGAACTTCTTCTTCAAACTTATCCAAATATTAAAACTTATAGTGATCCTACAGAAGTTAATATTGGTGGTTTGAATATTTTATTGATACCTTGGATTAATCAAGAAAATGAAACGTCTACTTTTAAACTTATTCAAAAGACATCTAGCAAGGTTGCGATGGGGCACCTTGAGTTCCAAGGATTTAGAGTTAATCGACAACTCGTCATGGAACATGGTTTGGACAGCAAACTATTTGAGAACTTCAAACGTGTCTACTCTGGACACTATCACACTAGATCGGACAATGGAAAAATTTTCTATCTAGGTAATCCTTATGAAATGTATTGGACAGATGTAAACGATACGCGAGGATTTCATATTTTTGATACGGAAACCCTCACTCACACTCCAATTAACAATCCTTATAAATTATTTTATAACATTTATTATGAGGATACTCCTTATCAATTGTTTGATGCAACCGAGTATGAAAACAAAATTGTTAAGGTGATTGTACGTAAAAAATCTAAACCAAAAGATTTTGAAAAGTTTATTGATAAACTTTATTCTGCAAAAATTCAAGAATTAAAAATTGTAGAAAACTTTGATATCATTGAGAACGAAAATTTTGCAATTGATGAAGAAGAAAGTACAATTTCAATTCTAAATCGTTATATTGAAGAATCTGAATTTGAATTTGATAAAACAATTGTTAAAGGAATCTTTGAAGATTTATACAAGCAAGCTTGCGAAGTAGAGTAAAATGTTTCTTCTAACTCTTAAAGATAAAAAAGACGAAGGCGCTTATGCCGTTCAGGATCAATATGGACATAAAGTTTTATTTCTTTTTGAGGAAGAAGATGATGCAACTCGTTATGCTTTGATGCTTGAAGATCAAGAAGAAACTGAAATGGATGTCGTTGAAGTTGATGATGAACTTGCTATAAAAACATGTAAATATCACAATTATAAGTATACTGTAATTACCCCTGATGATATTGTAATTCCCCCAAAAAATGTTAGTATTTAATAAAATTCGTTGGAAAAATTTCCTCTCAACTGGAAATCATTTTACTGAAATTAATTTTCAATCAAGTAATACAAATTTAATTATTGGGACAAACGGAGCAGGTAAGTCTACAGTTCTAGATGCTCTTACTTTTGTTCTTTTTAATAAACCTTTTCGAAAAATCAATAAACCCCAATTAGTTAATACTACTAACGAAAAAGATTGTCTTGTTGAAATTGAGTTTTCTGTAAACAATCGTGATTATTTGGTTCGTCGTGGCATTAAACCTAGTATTTTTGATATTGAAGTAAATGGTGTTGCTCTTCATAAAGAAGCAGATGATCGTGCTAATCAAAAAATTTTAGAAGAAAATATTCTTAAAGTAAATTACAAGTCTTTTACTCAGATTGTAATCCTGGGTAGTAGCACTTTTGTTCCTTTTATGCAATTAACATCTGCAAATCGTAGAGAAGTTATTGAAGATCTTTTAGATATTCGTATTTTTTCTGCGATGAATAATTTAATCAAGGAGAAAATAAAAGCAGAAAAAGATGAGATTAAATCTTTAAATTTAACAAAAGATAATCTCAAAGATAAAATTAAAATGCAGCAAGATTTTATCGAAGAACTTGAAAATCGTGGAAACGCAAATATTAATGCCAACAAGGAAAAGATTTTTAAGTTAGATTCTGAAGTTGATCAGTATTTAATTGACAATTCTGAAATTGAAGAAAATATTATTAAGTTCACTAAAGAGCAAGAAGAAGTTGTTGGTGCTGGAGATAAGTTAGTAAAGCTTAACAATCTTAAGGGTAAACTATCACAAAAAGTATTTTCTATTACAAAAGAGCATAAGTTTTTCAGCGAAAATACGGTCTGCCCTACTTGTACTCAAGAGATTGAGGAATCATTTCGGTTAAATAGAATTGAAGATGCTCAAAATAAAGCAAAGGAACTCCAGAAAGGTTTTCAGGAACTTGAGGAGACCATAAAATCAGAACAGGAGAGAGAGCGTCAATTTACAGTTCTTTCCAGGGAGATTACGAAACTCAATCATGAGATTTCTCAAAACAATACTCGGATATCACTTAACCAGCGACAAATCCGAGATCTTGAAAATGAAATTCAAACTATTACCGAAAACCTTGCAAACAGAAATTCTGAACATGAGAAGTTAGAAGAATTTAAAGACAATCTCCAAAAAACATTTGAATATCTTTCAAAGAAAAAAGAAGAAATCGTTTATTACGATTTTGCCTATTCCTTACTTAAGGACGACGGCGTTAAAACGAAGATAATTAAAAAGTATCTTCCGTTCATAAATCAGCAGGTGAATCGTTATCTTCAGATGATGGATTTTTATATTAATTTTAATCTGGATGAAGAATTTAATGAAACTGTAAAATCACCTATTCATGAGGACTTTTCTTATAGTTCTTTTAGTGAAGGTGAAAAAATGAGAATCGACCTTGCTCTTCTCTTTACTTGGAGAGAAGTTGCCAGAGTCAAAAACTCTGTTAATACCAATCTGCTGATTATGGATGAAGTATTTGATTCATCTCTTGATGGATTTGGTACTGATGAGTTTTTAAAAATCATTCGTTATGTCATTAAGGATGCTAATATCTTTGTGATCTCTCATAAGACGGAACTGCATGACAAATTTGAAAGTGTCATAAGGTTTGACAAAATCAAAGGTTTTTCTCGTATGGTATCTCAAGAAACAACAGAAAAATGAAACTTCCAAATTGGCAACACCACAGTAAAAAGGAGCAAAAGCGAAAACTGAAACCGCAAGCACTCCGACAAGCAAAGGCAAGACGCCAAGCACTTAAGAACCGCCTCTCAAAGGGTGGTTCTTCTTTTTTATAAATATTTAAAAAGTTTTTTATAAAAATGAAAGGACAAGAATTACAATCTTTGTATGAAGCATATATTAATGTGTATGCGGAACAAAATTTAACAGAAGAAACTATTGAAGAAATTTCAGAAGAAGTAGAAATTGCTTCTAATTATTTCTATGAAATGGGTCTTAATGAGGATGGCGTTGATATCCTTATTGAAGAACTCGGTGTAGAAGAGTTTGCTAATTTTGTTTATGATATTGCCGAAGAATATGTTTTAACTGAAGCAAGAGCAGGTGGTGCAAAGATTGAACCTAAACTTTCTACTGGAGAGCCAATTAAAGGTAAACCAAAGTCACAATCTATTAAAGCTCTTCAGAGGAAAAAAGCAGCAAGACGAGCAGCAGAAGACAAGGCATCGGAATCGAAACCATCAGGTTTGAAAGCATCTCTACAAAGACAATCTGCTGTTGCTGCTGCTGCTAAAAAGCAACCTAGAAAACCAGGAGTATTAGATCGTGTTGCTGGTGCTGTGAATAGAGGTATTGAGGCAGCACAAAAAAGAGCAGCATCTGATGTTGAAAAGAGAAAGAAATTTATGAGTGCTGC